TTTGACCACCTGATCCAGTAATAGCATAATTTTGTGTTGTGCTTGCAGTTAATACAATCGTTGTTCCTGAAGCAGCTTGGTTAGCATATCCTTCAAATAAACAGTTTGTGGTAATGTTTCCATTTGCATCTCTCAATACGACAGAGTTAGCACCACTTGATGATGTAACGCCTGTTCCTCCACTTGATACACCCAAAGTACCTGATAAAGTAATAGCACCAGTGGTTGAAGTACTTGGTGATAATCCACTTAAACTTGTTTGAAATGATGTTACACCACCTGCAGATCCATTAGATGCAGCAGTGATTCGACCTTGTGCATCAACCGTTAAGTTTGCATTTGTGTATGATCCGGCCGTAACTGCAGTATTAGCTAAAGCAATTGTAACTGGAGATGAGCCATTGAAACTTGTGCCACTGAGTCCTGTACCAATGGTTAATGTACTGGTCGTGTTTGCTGTAATGGTACCACTACCACCTAAACTGATCGATGTTCCATTGACTGTGACAGAACTGTTTGCTAATTGAGCATTGGTAATAGTGCCACTTAATGCTGTTGTAGGAATAGTGGTTGATGCTGTAACGGCTGATGTATTGTTTGCATACATGTAGCCTGTAAGGCCTGTTACAGTAATTGTTTGGAAAGCTTCAGATGTTGAACCTGCTAAACGTTGCCAAATAGTTCCATTAAATAATGCCCAGTCACCTATTGACCATAAATTATTACCATTTAAATTTGTTGTACCTGCTACAGATACAACATAATAGTTACCTTGAGTACCTACGCTTGATGTGAGTGTTGGTGTATTCGTTGATGCATTCCATGTACCTGCGTATCCTAAACCAACGCCAGGCGCACCTTGTGGGATACCAAAGTTAAATACTGCTGTAGTTGAATTACCGCTATTATTTACGGTTGCATTTGATCCGTATGCAAGCGTTGTTGTTGTTCCAATTGTTACATTGGTGTATGGGCCTGCAGGAATAGCAAAATTAAATACTGCCGCATTTGAATTGCCACTATTATTAACAGTAGCGTTTGATCCTGCTGCTAAAGTTGTTGTAGTTCCTACTGAAATTGTAGGATTACTTGGAAGTCCAAAATTAAAGATAGAAGCATAAGCATTACCACTATTGTTAACCGTTGGAGTTGATCCTGCTGTTAATGCTACAACATTACCTACTGTAACAGTTGGACTTCCTGGGATACCAAAATTAAATGATGATGCGTAAGCATTACCGCCATTGGATACTGTAGCATTAGATCCCGCTGTAAGTGTAGTTGTTGTTCCTACTGCAAGTGTTGGGCTTCCCGGAACAGTAAAATTAAATACTGCTGCTGAGGTATTGCCACTATTTGTAACAGAAGCATTAGATCCTGCAGTTCCTGTAGTAGTTGTTCCTACATTAATTGTTGCAGAATTACCTGCAGGAATACCAAAGTTAAATATAGCAACACTTGAGTTACCTGTATTTGTTACTGTAGCGCTTGATCCTGGAGATAATGTTGATGTGGTTCCTACTGATACTGTTGCAGCATTACCCGCTGGGATACCAAAATTAAATACTGCCGCACTTGAATTACCACTATTGTTAACTGTGGCTGATGATCCTGCTGCTAATGTTGTAGTTGATCCGACCGCAACTGTTGCAGCATTACCTTGTGGTCCTGTAGGAATTCCGAAGTTAAATACTGCGGCTGAAGAATTACCACTATTGTTAACTGTTGCATTAGATCCTGATGAAAGTGTTGTTGTAGTGCCAACAGAAATTGTTGCAGCGTTACCTTGTGGTCCAGTATTACCTGTAGCACCTTGTGGAATGCTGAAATTTAAAACAGAAGCATATGCATTACCACTATTAGTAACTGATGCATTGGATCCGGGAGTTAATGTTGTTGTAGTACCAACATTGACGGTTGGGCTACCTGGAACAAAGAAATTAAGAAGGGCTACAGATGAGTTACCGGAGTTGGTAACGTTTGCTGATGTGCCTGGAGATAATGTAGTAGTTGAATTAACATAAACTGCTGCAGCATTACCTTGAGGGCCTGTGTTACCTGTCGCACCTTGTGGAATACCAAAATTAAATACTGCTGCAGATGAATTACCACTATTTGTTACAGTGGCATTTGATCCTGGTGAAAGTGTTGATGTTGTACCAACTGAAATTGTAGCTGCATTACCAGATGGGCCTGCGTTACCTGTTGGAATACCAAAATTTAAAACAACGTTTGATGAATTACCAGAATTGGTAACTGTAGCATTAGCACCTGGGGTTAATGTTGTTGTGGTACCAACGGTTACTTTTGATGCAACTCGACCTACATCTTGTGTTGATCCGTCGCTATAATTGAAGAATAAATCACCGCTTGATAAAATATTTGCATTGGTAATAAGTTTACCAGGAGATACCGCGTTAGCAATTTGTGATACGGATGCTTGTTTTGTAACGCCTTGTTGAACAACTACTGTGAGTTCTGATCCTGTAATGGTCGAGGCGACGGGTAGTTGCGATATCGGTTGATCCATGTGCTATTCTCTTAAATTAAGTATAACTGAATATGTTTACACCTTGTCCTGTGCCATAAGGGCCAGTTACGGTGATTGTAATTGCCCCAACGGTTCCCGCTGGAGTGTTAAATGATATGTTATTTTGGTTTGTAATTGTGAAACTTGTCACATTATGTCCACCAAAATTAATGGCTGTTACACCTGTTAAATATAAACCTTGCAATACAACTGCTGTATTTCCTAAATGTGATCCACTATTTGGTAACACACCAAGTACAATCGGTGGATTACCGGGTACTGCTGGTGGTTGTGGCACCGGAGGATGTTGTAAGTTGCCTGATACGGCACTTGATCCAGTTGCTAAGTCACCCTGTGCACCAGAATATGGTGGAATACCTTCCAAAAACATTGCATTATCATTTTCTGTCCACACTTGACTCGCTGGGAGTGCAATATTAACATCAGGACGTGGAAAACGTAACGCTATATTTTCTGTTTGTAGCGCTGGTAAGCGCCATGGGTCAAAATTATCTAAATCATCCTTGCAAACTCTCATGCCAGGGAAATTGGGATCTGGCATGAGGTCTACGTAAGGAAATTTTCGACTGCATCGATCGCAAACGCCGACTGATAAGACGGAATTGCCTCGTGTGTCGATATAAACCGGCATTATTATCTAACGCCAGCTTGGATTACCGTTAATGTGTCACCTGCAGCACCACCAGTTAATCTAATTGCACGATATGGCTGACCTAAGAAGCCTGTCGCATTAGGATAATTGGTTCCTGCTGTTGTCCAAGTAAATGTTGGAGTTGAAAATACGCCAGTCTTTGCGTTGACTGGGTATGGATCTGTCACAGTTACTTGTACCGTAGCACTTCCGTTGCTACTTACATAAGTCACATGATTAGGTGTTAGGTATTGATCTAAAACAACGGCTGGAGTGTTACCTGAACTGTCCGCCGTTACGACTACTTCACGCATGGCTTGCTCCTAATTAGTTATTGGTGTAACCTTGACCAATGTTAGTAATAGAACCATCGTAGTTACGTGCTGCATATTCTACAACGAATGTACCACCTAATGTGCCTGTTACGCCTGAAGTTGTACCTACAGTAAATGTAACTGGTACGTCTGATGTACCTACGTTAGCTAATGTTGCAGCCACTGTTGTAGATGCTGTAAATGCAATAGTAATAATACCACCAGATGTTGTTGGTGTAATAGTACCAATTGAAGTACCACCAACTGCTACAGTAATTACCATGCCAGTAAATGCTGATGGAGCTGATGTTTCAATTAATTTAACGTTAGTGATAGCAGCGCCAGCTGGAATATAAACTGGATCTAATGTTGTTGATGCACTACCTGTGCCGTAAGTTGGGATTAAACCTGCAGCTGCAATGCCTGAGAATGATACTGTTTGTGTAACGTGAGCTACACCAGTGTTGTCTGGAGCAATAACACCATTGTTTGTTGGGTTATTGTATTTGTAAATTCGTAATGGTTGGTTAAATGTTGATGACATTTGAATTTTTCCTATCTAGAGTTTATAGCCTCACTCAGTCGCTAGATCGTATGCCAGGAAGTAAAGGCAATCTGTTGGAGGCAAATCTTCCTATCACTACTAATGCATATTTTTAATAGTTTTCGCCCTAAAAAGCAAAAAAGCCAGTTTTTTAGACTGGCTTTTTTGGGACTTACTTTACTGTAAAACTGATTATAGACCAGCTGTACCGTAGATGTTACGAGCATCATGCCAACCTGTAGCATAACGTTCTGTAGCTTTGTAACGCATTGAGTCTGTTTCGAAGTCACCTTCCATAGATTTCTCCATTGGACGGCGCATTACTAACATGAGACCGTTTTCTGCGTCTGTTTGAATCCACCAAGCTTTTGATGAGCTTAAACGAGTCACAACGTGTGCACCGTTAGGTAACATACCTGTTGACTTGATTGGGTTCAAATCGTTGTCTGCAGTACCTGAACGTAAAACTGATTTAAGAATAACTTCAGCTTGGAATTCAAGTGCTGGTGGAACAACTAATTGTTCTGCTTTTAATCTGATACGTTTACCATTGTTGTCAACAGCTGAACGGATTTGAATTAAAAGTTGCTCAACTGATGTTTGTGATAAAGAAGCAGCTGTGCTTAATTGGTTGCTGTATGTAGCACCGTTAGCGATAGGGTGAGCTGTGCTAACTAATGTTACACCATCACCACCTACGTAACCGCTTGTGAAAGCGAAGTTAAGTAAGTTAGCGCATAATGTTTCTTTAGTTTCAATCATAGATTGAGCTAAGTGTTTAGCAAATGTAGAACCGATACGGATATGATCACCGTCTTCCATCAAAACTTTAGTTAAAGCATATGCTAAACCATAGATTTGGTAGATAAAACGTGTGATATATAATGTACCGCCTTGATCGTAGCTTACTGGTGTGCCGTCAGGCATAGCAGGAGCTGCGTTCATACCGAAGAGCATTACTTCTTCATGGTAGTTTCTTGGAATACCTTGTATTTGTTCTACAAAGCCTTTCCATTCGTCATCGCGTTGTTCATAAACGCCATCAAAGACTTCGTTGATAATCGGTTCGACTACCGCACGAAAGTCCGTACTTCTCATTGGGGTTGCCATCTAGAGATTCCTTTCGTTAATTAGTTAGACCGATGTTACGGCGCCAGTGAATTGATTATTACAGATTTGTACTTGAACGATTGTGTATGCGTCACCCCATGAATTTGTGTTACCTGCTGGGTATGCTGCTTCACGACCTAATCCAATTACACGAACTTGACCTTGGTTACCTGTACCAACTGCAGTAGCATTAAGCGCTGTAGTTGAGAAACCAGCACCGCCTACACCAATAGTGTAACCAGAAGCTGTGTTAGAACCAGATGTTGCATCAAAGTTGTACTCTGTACCAACTGCGTTTGCATTTGCTGAACCATTTACTTGGATTTCATAAACAAGAGCTGGGTCTTGGAAAATCCAGAAAATGATGTTAGTAGATGCATCTGCTGCTGTTTTAGAGATTGATTTTGCTACAGAACGACGACCGTCTGAGTTTGTGTACTCAACACCGTCGAAAGAACCGTAAACACCGCCAGTTGCACCAGCGATTGTTAATTGGCCATATTGAGTCAAACTAACTGGTTGGTACTGGAAAAATGATTGACCAGAACTTAATGAGTAGTTTGCACCGTATGAAGCACCGTTTTGATATGTGTTAGTGCCAATAAATGGAACTGCACGATCAAGACCACTTGGGTGGTATGCAGGCTTCAGACCAAAGGGTTGAAATGTTGCTGACATAAGTGTCTATCCTTTGTGTTTAAAGTTAGTTAAGAAAAACGAATATTTTTACTTGCTTTTGCTGTTTCTTTTTCCATTTCCAATAAACCGCCTTCAAGGAGTGAACGTCCACCTTTTCTTTCCTCTGCAGTATTACGTACTTGCGCAGTAATATTGCGTTGATGCTCAAGAGGATCTTCAAGATGTAACATATGCATAACTTCTTGATAAACGTCTTCTGGTAATTTAAAAAGAACCATCTCATTACAAGACACACAGCCTTCAAACTTGCCTGAGCTCATCTTGCCTAGTCCTTCAAAGCCTAATCCTAATTCTCCGGCTTTAACTGGCTCATAACCTAATGCCATACGTTTGTCGATACTGTCATATGTGTTGGTTGTTGACAACCAGCACAAGTGCATTCCAGGAATTGCGTTCGCAGGAATGTCAGGCAGTGCACTATTTGCCCATTTGTCTCTGAACGCATCAATACGTTCGCGACGTGCGATATCATTTGGATCGGCAGCATTTGCACGATCTTTTACTTCTTGAGCACGATCAATTAAACGATCGTCTAAATCTCTTTTAATTCTAGTATTAGCCATTTGTATTATCCTTTGTTAGCGCGATCATACGATGCGTATGCGCGGATCATTTTATTACGTCTCTCTACATCGTCCCATGCACCAGCATCTTTAATTGCCTGAACACGATCTTTACTTAATGTAATTGTGTTTGGCTTTGCTGTTGATGTGTTAGCAACCCTGCTTGAAGCTGTTGGACCAGCTCTTCGCGGTGCTGACTTACCACTCGCTGTGTAGCGGTGTGGTAGACGTGCAGATAACCTATTATCTAACTCATCCCAATACTCAGGATCTGCTGGATCCCAACCATCGGCGGCGAGTTCTTGATCGATTACCTTGGCAATTCTACTATCTGTGTCTCGAGCTTGTGGATCATACCAAGAATTCTTTTTAAGCCAGTTTGTGGCATTTTGTTGAACGTCTTGTGCCATAGGGGTGGGCACATTTTGTGCTGGCTTCTTAGCTGCTTCGAGTTGTTGTTTCTTAAAATGTTGCAATTGCTGAAGTTTTTGTTTCGAATCAGTCAATTGTTCCAAATATTCGATTTGAGCTGCGGCATCATTAGATTGAGCAGCTTGCAACATCTTCATTTTTGCGTATTCGATTCTTGTTGCTTCGTCTTCAATCGTTTTATCGATCTGATTGAGTCTAAATGATGTTGCTGTGTTCTCTAGTGATGCTAAACGTCGAGCTAACTCTTCGTTTCGTCTCTCAAGTGCTGTAATTTTGTGTTTTGCAGACGCCTCACGTTGTTTTGCGAGTTCTTTCTTTAATCTGCGCTCTTCACGACGTGCTTCACGGATTTTTTCACGCTCATCATCGTCATGTTCTTCATCAGATTCGTCATGGTCTTCATCATGCTCTTCATCTGCAGGTGCTGATTCAGTAGATTGCTCTACTTCACCGCCCTCTTTCTGTTCTTTTGGCGCCTCATCATCAAATTCTTCTGGTAAATCGGCAACCTTGGCTAGAACAGTACCATCTTCTTGTTCCTTAATAGGAATATTTAGTTCTTTTTTATCTTCTGCCATGTTTGTACTTTCTACAAAGTTAATTAATCAACAAACGCTTTCATTTTCTGCGCAAATTCAAAATTTTTGATGCGAGAAATGATTTCGCGAGCCTGTAATGTGATAAAAACGACAGGAGTGCCATCATCACCAGCGTCAATTACAAATCGATCACCACCGTATTTGATCGTTCTTACTAAATCACCTACTTGGCACCATGCACCTTCAGGCCATGGTTCAAGTGTAAACGGATCTTTGTAAGCAAGTGGGCCAATTTGTATGACTTTTGCTACAGTTTCGTTAAATTTAAGTGTTTGTCTCGTTTCGTCTACCAATAAAATCCCGCCTTTTGATTTAGACTTCTCACGTCTTAGCTGAACTAACACGCGATCACCTGCAACTTCTAGGCCTGGATCTACAATTGGAAAACATTCTAGTTCAGATCGTGTATCTGGATCTGAGTTTGCTACAATATCAAATGCTGCCATTCGGCAATCTCCTTTAATTTTTACAAATTATGATTCTTGTTCGTCATCTTCAGTCATTAGTGCATCAAGTAAGTTTAAACTTGCTTGTAAACCTTGATAATTACCAACTAAACGCTGATAAGACTCAATGTTAATTGCATGACCTGCGGTTAATGATTCCGCAATTCTTTGTTGCTCAGCTTTAATTAAGCTGATTAACTCAGTAATAATGTCTTTCATATATCCTTTCCCAGTCTTTACAGACCGTTATAAAAACACTAATGCATGAATTTAGAGCTTTCCGCCCTATTATTTTGTATATTCTGTTACGTTTTCGTTTGGGCCAATTTTGCCAGCATTTCTTAACTTAGCTTGCTTAGCACCAATTTTCCAATTGCCGTCTCTGTGTGAGCCGCCTTTGCCAGGATCAATATCTGTCACTGCTGTGTCACCAGCATAGCCAGGTGTGCCTGTCATTTTGTAAGCTTTCTTGTAGCCTACGTCTTTATCGATTGCCATAATTATTCCTCGGATGGTTGTTGTGATGAATCTTGCTCAGGTTGTTGCATTTGTTGCTGTGCAGAAAGCTGTTGTGATTGTTGGTCCATTGCAGATTGGTGTTGCATCTGTTGTTGTGCCATATCAGCTACATGTTGCCTTCTTTGTTGATCCGCTTGTGCAGCTTGTTGAGCAGCCTGTTGTGCAATTTGCGCTTGGTGCGTAAATGCTTGCTGTTCAATCTCTAAGCCATGTTGGCGAATATCTTGTCTAGCTTCTCTTGATGCATCAAGAGCTGCCATGTCTTGTTCGTGTTGCATTGCCATTTGATCTGACGTCATGCCCATGCGTGCTGTAATTTCAGCAATACGCTCGCGTGATGAATTATTAATATCAGCCATTGCAATCTGTGTGGCATTACGTTGTGAATCAATAGTTGATTGAGTTTGATACTTCGCTTGTAGATCAGCCATCTTTTGTTGTAACTCAGCCACTTTGATTTGGTAATCTTGTTGCGCTTGTTGTAATTCAAATTGTAATTTAGATTGAGCTTCAGATGCTTTGCGTTGTGTCTCAGCCATTTGTGTCTTCATTAACACTTGAGCTGTTGGATCAGCATTCATTGCATTTTGTTGTTGAGCCTGCGCCATTTGTGCCGCTTTTTGTTGTAACGCATTAATTTGTGGTAAGTATGGTGCCATAATCATTTGAGTATCTTGGTCCACCAAACCTGCCGCAATCGCTAAAGCTTTTTGTGCTTCCTGATCAATTGGTTTTTCTTCATGTAAGTCAAACACATCTTTTTCTCCACCTGACGCATGTGCTACATATGCACGCATTGATTGTAAGTAGTGTAGTGTTAAATGTTGCTTAATATGATCAAGTGCCAATGGTGTAAATGCTGGAGCTACAACTGGATTACCACCATAGGCTGGATTGTTTGCATATTCCAAATGCACTTGAATGTGAGCTAAATGATCTTGATCTGGATATGCCGCTGATGGACGACCCATAGTCATTGCTACGTTTTCTAATGCGGGGTTTGCTTCTGCTGCACCTTGTGGATTTGGTAATACTTCATTGATGTTTGGAATCTTCATCTGTGATAAGATTCGATTGTATACTGTACGCAAGTCAAACATACCAGGTGGTGCTGCGTGAGCCATTTGTAATAGCGCTTGGTTTTGTGCTAGTCTTTGCGTTTCCGAGAAGATGTTAGGATCCGATACAGGACGTACATCGTTATTGTAAGCAAAGTCCCTAACCTCAATTTCTTCTCCTGACTCATTGTCCATTTCACTCAAGTACCAATGATTGATACGTGAGATAATGGCTAAAGATTTAGCTTGTGATCTATGTAATCTTGCATGAATGCTTGAGAATACTTTAGCACCCTGTTCGATAAGTGCTTGAGTTGTTCCCACTGGCATATTGTTATTAGCGTCGCCAATTTTTTCTTCTGCTGTTGTAACTACACCTTTTGCTGCATCAGTTAACCATCCAAGTAAATTAAATAGAACATTAGACGGTGGGTTGAATGGCATAGGCATTGCAATCTTGCGCACATCATCTACACCAGGTGCTCCCTCAATTTCTATAACTTGTGTTGGTTCAATCCTATCGCTTTGACCACCAATACGACCGCCTTTGAGTTTAAGCATTGTTTGGCTATTGTTGATATGTGCCGCATCAAGGAGCGCACGGAGTGAACCGGTAAGAGCAGCAGATAAGCCACCAATAAGGTGAGGCAAACCGATAGCATAAGCACCGCGCCAAGGAATAAATTTAAATTCGACATACCAGTCCAATTTCTCAAGTTTTTCATCATTAGCTTCCCAGTTTCGATAGAGACCAAGTACTTTAGAACTTGACTCATCGATCATTAGAATATATGGTGCACGTTTGCCTTCAGTGAGTGGATCATCATCCAAACGAATGAAACATGTAATTTCAAACACTCTACGTAAACCGTCAATATTTTTTGAAGGCATATCTTTACCTTCAATCTTATTGTTAGCTTGTTCTGATCTTGTTTGTTCTGTGAGTGGTGTATCAGAAGATGTATATGATGCTTCTAAATCGCGATAGATACCTTGTTCAATTCTTTGTAGATAAATGTCTTCTGTAATGTCCTGAACTTCTGTAACACGTTGTGCTGTGTAGAAGTTTGTTGAAGAATATGGAAGTAAGATGTTGTCAATCGGAACCCACTCGCACGTTGGGCGTTTTTGTTCAGCATCATACCGCCATTTTAAAAATTGTGATCCACCTAATGGTAGTTGTGTGAGAAGTTGTTCCATCTCATCACGGTATTCTTGAACTTGTTCTGTAAGTTGCCAGTTTAAGAAATTGGCTTTACGTTCTGCAGTTTTTTCTTTTAGCTCATCATCCTCACCCTTGATGCTTGACTTTACAATGCCATCAGGTGGGAGTAACTCTTTGGTTGATGATGCAGCAAAGTCAACGCATGACTCTGCCATAACTGGGTGGACGACTTTAGACGCGCCGTCAAAGGTGGCCCCGCCAGGCGCGTCCTTGCCTAAACCAGTTCTACGTAAACCTTCTTCATATTGTTTGTCACGCTCTTTGCGAGCTTCTTTGTCTACATCCAAGAAATCTAAATATTCTGACGCCATAGCATCAAGAACATTCTCATCTAATGTTTCGGCTAAGTTCTCATAGAACTCTGGATCTTCTTGTGGGCCTTTTGTATCTTTAAGATTAATAACTACAGAACCATCATCAAGCTCAATGATTTCTTGTTCAGCATCAGTATCATCTAATCCAAGTGCTTCAGCAATGGCAGAAGTTTCATCTTCCTGTTCCATTGATTCTTTAACTTGATCTTCTCTGTCGTCCAATGCTGGAAGATTACCACCTTGCTGTAATGGGATTGTAGGTTGAGCCATATTATGTATTTGAACCTTGTGATAGAACCCAGTGTGTAAATTCTGGTAAGTTAGTTATATGTCCGCCTTTACTGTATTGAAATCTTGGCGGAGTGTGTCCATTAAAAATTAAAGCTGCTTGCATTTGCTGTGGCGTTAAATTTGAAATGGCGTGAGATATTGCCGCATGTCCGCCCGCTGCAAAGTGAGTTGGGATGCCTGCTAATTCAAGTAGTATTTCTTGGGGCGTTTTTATAATGTCCATAGCTAAATGTACTAATACAAAAGATTGAAGGTTTTCGCCCTATTGAGCATACGGATTTACAAACTTTTTACCGTAGTTATCGTCAGCGTAAGAATAATCCCGCGCTGGTAGTGGGTCTAATTGAATCCAACCTGAGTCACGCAATACACGAAGTGCTTGTGATAAAGAGTCCACATAGTCATCATGACCGCCTGCTTCTGGGAATGAACACACTTGGCGCAAGAATCGTTTTGCCCAGTCTGCAAACTCACCAGGACGCTCAGGGTCTTCTGGAATAAATACCTTGCCCTTTGCTATGATGGGTGCTACAATATTAAGACGTTGAACTTTATCAGCACGACCAGGATTGTATCCTCGTACCTCAATACCAGAACCTTGAAGTTCTTGAATGAGTGAGATACCAGCTGACTTATCTTCCATCAATACCATGTCAGCTTTTCGTCCTTTACCAAAATCATTATCGGCACCATACACGACTTCTTTAAAATCATCAATCACTTTGCGACGAAGTTCTGGATAAGCTAGGTGTCCATCCCAAGCATCAAGTAATATGATTGATGTGCCTGCGTCTTCTCTTTCAAACACGCCCCATATTGTACACGCTGTTGGGTCGTTCATTGTCTTTTCAGATGTTGCTGGATCATATGAAGCAATCACATATTCCAAATCAGGTGTTGGTTTATTTGCAGGCCATAATCTAAACTGCTTACGTTTGATAATACCAGCTTGCTCTGGATCTAGGATTTCACCATAGATCTCTTGACGACCAATGTCTGTGCCATCGTATGTCTCTAACTGTTTAAAGAAGGTTTCAGATAAATGTTGTTTGTTATCGTATGATGATGCGTTGACGACATACACATCACCACCAACTTTACCTTCGTTTAAGTCAACGATCAGTTCTTTTGGTTTTGGTGTTGTGGTAATAATCTGCTGAACGCGAGGGATTCTTGGATCTTTAAGACGGAGCGTAAACTGAACGCCGTCATATGCCTCATCTAAATACTCAAATGCACACAACTCGTCAAACCACGCGCCATGAAATTGTTTACCACGATAACGTTCTGGTTCTGAACCAGGGATACCTTGGATCAATGATCCATTGGTTAAGGTAATCTCAAATAATGATTTATTGTAGTCTTTGATTAAAGTTGGCGGTATAATATTAAGAAGGCCTGAGTCACCTTCAAAACATGTAGCTCTGATATCGTTTGAGGTTGGTGCCGTGACTAACCAACGAGTGTTATCATACTTCCATGCACGGATGCCGATCCAGTGAGAGGCAGTGTGAGTTTTACCTGATCCCCGTCCTGCTAACATGAGGAACGTATCAAACTCGCCGTCTTCTGGTTCGCGTTGATGGGGGAGTGCTTGAAGCGCCCACTTGACTTGCCACAATGCTGCATCAAGCTGTGCCTTAGGCCAATGCTTATGAGACTCTGCAAACTTCTTCAATATGGCTTCTTGTTTATCTGTTAACATGCTTGTATGAATCCTTCTCCAACGAGGATCGAGTTGTCTTTACCTTCCGTTTCAATATGCACACACATTTGAGCTGGGATGGGATTAATCTTTTTTATATACCTACGACTAAGATGGACTTTAATCTTTGGTGACTTTTGATGTTCCATTAATTGTAGGCGTGATTTAAAAAATAGCTTGTATGTTTTAACGGACTCATCGTATTGCAAAACTGTTTTGCTGCCTAATGATTCGACAAGATTTTGCACACGCTTGGCGGTGCCATAATGTTTTGTGCCAAATCTAAACATGTCGGTGGTTTGAGAATATTGTCTTGTCTTAGCATACATGATACCGGACAATAATTCAACTCTTTCTTCAACCGATCCAAATAAATAATTTGCAGGTATTCTATTTGGGATGTCTGGGGCTAATTGAGATTCTAAAGATGGCATTACAGTAAAGTAACGTCCTCTATTATTTTTACGTCCTTCTTTAATTTGATAACCGTGGTCTTTAAATTTTTGGTATATGTATTCTGATAAGCCAGGTTGTGAAATATATTTAGTGCGGGCTCTTTTATTAAAGAACCAGAATCCAAAAATAAATGGTGGTATAGATGGGAGCTGATATGGAAATTGGATAGGCTGTGTTGTGGGGATAGAATAGACTGACCTTGATCTTTTATCTTTAAGTGATAATCCTAAAAAGTCTTGGATCTTGGTAAACTTTAATGGACGTCTAAACTTTTTTTGAATGCCTTTATATTGCAATAATCGATCTCGGTATTTTTTATCTTCAACCAAGAAACCTAAATGCTTATCACCTTCAACAGTGAGGTGATCATCAAACTCAACTTCATAACATTCTTCTGATCGATAGAGTTGGACTAATTTAACTTTGGTCGGTTTGCCCTCTTTGTTAAAAATATAATCCCCAACCTGAACTTTGTCGGCTGGTTTCCAATAATCTAAGGTCAATACTTTTTGTGTTGCCGTTAATGCCATCTAAACTTAATCCTAAGTTTGTATAAAAAAAGAAGGGACGTTTTAAGCCCCTTCCAGAAAGTTACATTAAATGCAACTTTTTGATTACTTATTCATTACGTACATTGTTACTTCAAAGCCAAAACGCATTTCAGTAGCTGCTGGTTTAGTCCACATGTTTAAATCTCCTAAAAATAAGTACACGTCATTGTGTACATGTTTACTAATGCGAGTTTTATAAACA